TGTTGGCGACCGTGATGTTTGCGGTGCCAAGTCCGTTGACGCCCATGAGGCCTGCTGCGCCTGCGTACGGGAAGATCGGGCGCTTGTCTCCGTCGAGCTGGCTGCCGAGCTTCTGCCATACGTCCGGTGACACGAACAGGTGGTCGGGCAGGAAGTTCGTGGCGTTGAGGATGTCGGTGGCTGCGTCGTACAGCGCTGAGATCAATGAGGACGGGTCATTTGCGGTGACCGTCCAGGTTGCACCGGATGCTGATGCGCCGTTCGTGATTGCGTCTGCGGCAATGTCATCCGAGGCAAGCATGTACTGGCCAGCGAGGTCGCGCAAGATGATTTCCATTGCGGCCGGGCTGGTGAAGTCGATGTCTTGCACCGACAGCGTGACCTGACCCGCAAGCGTGGTCTTGGTGACGACGTTGGATGCGATGACCGGAGTGGTGGCCGATGCGCCCGTCAGTTCAGTTGACTGAGTTGCAACTGATGGATGGGTTGTCCACGTTGGGCGAATAAACGTCTTTTGGTTGCCACCGTCTGGCATGGCGCGAGCGCCGACAGCTGCGACGACTGGGCGGATGTAGTTCAAGTCCTGGAATACAGGGCCGAGAACTGGAACAGGCAAAAGACCTGGGGTGTCGGTGGTGAGGGTGTCACCTGCGGCTGCCTGCAACGCGGTCTGACGCGACTTGGCGGCTTCAACAAATGCTTCGTTGACCTTGCGGAACGTGTCGCCACCGATGTGGTAGGCGGCCATGTATTCGCCCGCGGTTGGCATGCCGAAGTTGCGCTTTGGCTGTGCCGGGATTGGTGCGGTTGGGATCGTGGCCTCGACTGCGGCGGCCTCGACGACTGGTGCGTTGTCCATTGCTGGTGTCTCCTCTTGTGGGGTCTCTTGTTCAGTATTGCCGATTTCTTCTTCGGGTTGGTGGATACTTGCCGCTACTTCGGTGATCGCGGCTGCGTCGCCGAACGCTCCGACGGGTACGAGCGACAGTTCTACCCAGTCGGCGGCCTTGACGATCATGGTGCCGTCATCGTCGTAGCTGAAGTCGGTGGGGGTCACCCCGATGGACACCTGGTCAATGACGCCTTCGGACAGCATGATCATGGCGTCCTGGCCTTGGCTAGATGCCGAGATTTTGGCGGTGAACAGCATCCCCTCAGGGCTGTCAACGCGCTCGGTGACGACACCGACAGGCATTGTGCTGTCGTGGTACATGAAAAGGCGCGGCGCCTTGCCTTCAACGGGTAGTGCGCCTGGCTTAATGATGACGTCTTGCCCGGATGCGACAGTTGCTTTGACGTTGTACGGTACAGCGACGCCGCTGATTTCGCGTCGGCCTGCACCTTTACCAGCAATGATGCTGATGTCGGTGGCATGGAATTTGATCATCGGTTCGCGATCCTCTCTTGCGTGTTTTCTTGAATGTTGACTTCTGATGGTTCATCCATTTTGTCGGCCATGTATTCCTCAGACAAATAATCGTCAGCGTCAAATTCGACATAGGTGCCGCGTGGTAGCACGTTGTCCATTGACAGGGTTGCGGCAATCGCTTCGGCGTACAACTTGACACCAAAGATGTAAAGGTCGGCGCGGGCCTGCTGCGCTGATTGGTACGAATACGACCCGGTCGACACGCCGACGAGGTATGGCGGCACGTTGGCCAGGCGGGCAGCTTCAAGCGCCGAGTAATTGGCGCTCTCAATCAACAGCATCTTGTCGGGGGTCATCGTGGTCGGCTGGTATTCAAGATACTGATTGAGCGCAGCCGTTTGATTTGTGGCACGCGCGGAATTGAACTGGGCTGCGATATCCGTCAAACTTTGTGCATCTAAGGGCTCGCCGTCGGTTTGCTTCAAGATGCCTGCCGGGATTGAGCTGCTGGCGTTACGGTTGCGCGCGGCCTCAATTTTAAGCGCGGTCTCAATAGCGCCTGGCGCCGAATAGATCAAACCTTGAATTGGGCTAAGGAATTGCACGACGTTGACGGGGTCAAGTTCGCCACCATTGAAGTAGATCTGTTTTGACGGGCCGAACCACACCGGGCCAACCTGATCAGGCGTAGTAATTGAGCCGCTTGGCAATCGAGTAAACGACGCGGGATAGCCATCCGCCGTTCTGGCCGTAATGTACCAAAAGCTTCTGCCGAACATGACGAGATCGTCCAGCGTCCATGACATGAGGAACTGGTATGGCACAGTCGGATCGGGTCGACGTAACCATGACCGTGGCGCCAAATACACCTTGGTCATTTCCTCTTCTAGTTCGTTCCACACTTCGTTGTACATTTTGAGTGGCATTGCGCCGATCACAGACTTGAACAGCGATAACGCGCGTGAAATAGCTGGGACCGACACAGCACGATTACGCGCATCGCCCTCTTGGTAGGTGTAAAACTGGCCGATCATGTTTGGGCCTTGCGCGTTTGACGTGTAGCCGACAGCGGCCTGCACGTCGGCAGCAACGGGTGTGGTGCTGATTGCGGCGGTCTTTTTAGCGAACAGGGCCATGCGTCAAGTGTGCCACAAGCGTCAAGCGTTTATGTGTACCCGCCCGCCGACACGATCCCGACGAAAGGCCGGGGCGGGTACGTTGCGATGCTACACGCTGACGATCATTGGGCGACCGCTTTGAGCTGGTCGAGCGACCATCCCGGCAGCCCACACCATGCACCTGGCTAACTCGATTGGCCCAGGTGAGCGTTGCGACGACAGCACCAAAGTGTTTTGTGTTTTGACTGCAACGGCTCGTTGGACGTGTTCGGCCAGCATGGTTTCCCCGGTGTGTAACAGCCTGCCTTGGTTGATGAGGTCGCGCACGACTGGGGTGAGTTTGCCGAGTTCGGCGTAGCCGACGATGACGCGGCGGCGCTCAAGATTGGGTGGGCAGATTGCGTCGATGCTGGGCGACATGGCGAACCTGACGGCGGGATCGGTGGCGACTTCAGCCAGTTTGTCGTACAGCTCGCCGATGGTGTCGACGACGAAGGCGATGGTGCAGATGGTGCGTCCGTCGGGCAGGTTGACGGCGCGTACGGCGGCGTATCGGCTGTCGTCCAAGCTGGCCTCAATAGCGACAATGCCGCCCATTGGGATCGGGCCGCGATGCTCAAGTTCGGGCCAGCGTCCGGGTGCGATCCAACCGCGAGCGACCGTGACCCATAGGTTGAGGCTGGCGCGTAGGAATGATGCGCGGTCAGGGTTTTCGCTTTCCTGCTGCAACGTGTCAAGGGTGAGGGTGTGGCCGATGGCGGGGTTGCCCCATGTCCACGACGCGGGCGACATTGGATCGACGTGCGGTGGTGGTGACCATTCGGCCATGTAGTTCACGGTGGGTTGCCCGCTGTCGATTGCGCGTAGACCATGCTCACGCCAACGCTGAAACAGCACCGATGCCTCGGTACCTGCGGTTGACATGAACAGGGCAAACGGGTTTTTGCGGGCACGCTGAGCAGGCATCAGGCCACCTTCGACGACTTCGGCGTCAACGTCAAACAGCTCGTCAACGATCAGCAGATCAATGCTCATGCCGTGGCCCGCATTATGTTTGGCGGCTTTGATCCACCATGTTGTGCCGTCCGGCATCGTCACTTTGTTGCGACCATACGACCGCGACACATACGCGCCGTACTTATTCTCAAGAATGTCAGCCAAGTCATCAAACACCATCACGGCCAAGTCAAGGCGGTGCGCCACAGACACAATCGTCTGCTTCTCGCCCTTGATTTTTGGCATTTCCAACAGCCAAAACAAGATGACCGATTTCAGAATGATTGACTTGCCGTTTTGACGGGCCACCGACCCCAACGCCGACCGATGCACCAACAGCCCATCGTCATCAAACGTCAACGCACGGTCAAGAAAATGCACCTGCCACGGCATCAGCTCAAGGCCCAGCGCGTCCAGGCATATGTCCCCCACAAGCGGCCCATACGATCCCGCCCCATCCGGGCTAATCGTTTCCAGTCGAGGCTGGTCATGGCCAGTTACCGCTGGTTCAGGCTGGTCATGGCTGGTTCCAGGATATTTTTCCT